GCAATCTGAAGAACAATCGGTACTTACCGGATGAGACTTTCGTTCAGTATCTAAAGGAAGTAAAAAAGGCTTCGGTCAAACCAACTGCTGATGTGCAAGCAGGTGATGCTAAGTCGATGGTGCGGGAGATGATAGATACCGCAACCGCTAACTTCAAGAAGTGGTTCGGTGCGTCTGTAGTGCGCAACAAAGACGGTAGCCCAAAGGTTATGTACCACGGTACTGCACGGGATATTTCTGAGTTCCAGCCCAAACAAGCGAATGCCATCTTCCTGACGGATGACCCTCGGTTTGCTGAAGGTTTCTCTAGTACGTCAGAAGACTACATGCTGAAAGAGCTGCGGTCTAAACTTTCAGAGGCACAACTTAACGAGTTATATGATAAAGCGGATGCAATTGCGGCACGTGAGGACACATCTCCTATCGATGAATTTAACAATTTGCTTAGTGAGCTTTTACCAAGCCGCGCAAACATCGTCCCGGTATACGTCAGCGCACAGAATCCGTTTGATTTTCAAAATCGACGCCACCTAGAAAGATTGTCTGAACTTATAGGTGATACCGACCTTTTGCAGGAAGTTGCAGAGGGAAATTGGGAGTATATAGAAGACTCCACCGTACAAGAAATAATTAGAGATTTTTTAGGGCATGATGGCTTCTACGTACAAGAAGGTGGGCGCAAGAATCTCGCTGTCTACGAACCTACACAGATCAAATCCATATTCAATACCGGTGCGTGGAGTCCGACGGATAGCAGGATTTCGTATCAGCGGAAGAGTGCTGAAGGCGAACTGACTACCGAAGGTCAACGTGCCGCTGCGCTGAACGAGCGCATGAAGGGTATTGCCAACGAGCCGGAGCCAGATGTCGATCAGACATTCTTAGACCGCTTGACCCTGATGAGCGAGAAGTCCAAAGGCATACCGATGGCTATCCGTCAGGCAGTCGTGGATAAAGATGCGCCGGTCAAAGAGAAGCTTGTTGCCGCTTATCAAAACAAGGTCACGAACAGCCTTGGCGAAATTCGCGGAGACATACTGAACGAACAGGCGCAGGAAGCCACGGGTGTTGCTGATCAACTGATGAAGCGTGGTGGTATCCGTGTCGGTGCTGATGGCTTGTATGAAGTCTACGACCGTGTAGAAAACGGGCAGAGTATCAGCCTTGACGGTGTATTTGAGATCATCATCGAGAAGCTGGGTGCCAAACTAGGTTCTGCCAAGGAAGCGGTAACGCTTTCGCATCGGGCGTTCATTGCGCAACGTGCCAACGAAATCAACAAGCGTAACGAGTTGCTTAGAAGCCAAGCCGAAACGGCAGAAGCCAAAGGCAATAAGCAGGCAGCGGCAAAATTGCGCAAGCAGATTGTGAACGTACGCGCGTCTCAGGCTGAGATTGATGCTGGCCTTGAGGCTATGAACACGTTCCCCGAACTGAAGCAGGCATTTGACGTATTTACCAAGTACAACGAAGGCATCATTGACTTCATGGTATCGACAGGCCGTCTCAGCCCAGCGCAAGCACAGGACTGGAAAGACAACGTGGGCTACGTGCCGTGGACACGTGTAGAGGAAGACACCAATAAGCTTGAGTCCGCTAACAAGCTGCGTACCGGTAACGTGCACTTGACTGAGTTGCCAAAGCTGGACACCGCAGGTAGCTCCAAAGAGATTCGCAACGTGCTCGACAATATGGTGGGCAACACCATCTGGGCTATCCGGTCAGGCTTGAAGAACCGTGCTGCGGTCAAAACACTAGAGCAACTGCCGGATGCCGAAGAGCTAAAGACGCAGGATGAGGTTGACCGCGAACTGAAGAACAATAAGCAGCTTGTGGTATTCGCCTACCGTGACGGTGAGCGCGTAGCGTTCCGGGTGCAGAACCAAGAAGATGTGGCAGCGTTCTCCAGCGTGGTGGATGTTGCAGGCCCAGTAATGAAAGCGTTCACAACAGCAGCGACCGGCTTGCGTAGTTTCGTTACTCACATGCCAACCTTTGCGTTGAGTCAGCTTGCACAGGATACGGGCCGCGCTATGTTCCTGTCCGGTGTGAAGCATCCGTTTGCGCTGCCTAGCAAGGTGCTGAGTAACTTCTATCATGTGGTCACCGGTGGTGAGACTGACATCCAAGCGTTGGGTATCACAGGTGCTTACGATGGTATGCCTGACCACGCAATGCGTCGGGCGCGTGAGCGTCATGGTTTGCAAGAACGTAATGCCTTCCTCCGTGCATGGGACAAGCTGGAAGATTTCTCACTTGCTGCTGACATGGCGGTACGTGCGGCAATCTACGACCAGACCATGAAAGAAACCGGCGACCGAGTGCTGGCTTTCCATCGCGCCAAGGAATACATCAACTTTAAGACCGGTGGCAACGGGCAGACCGTACGTATCCTGCGTCAGATCGTGCCTTTCATGAACGCCTACATCCAAGGTATGGATGTGCTTTATCGCACTATCCAAGGCAAGGGCTTGTCGATGGAAGACCGCAAGACTGCAATGGCACTGTTCTATACGACTGGAGCCAAGGTAGCTGCGCTGTCTTTCTTGTACGCTGCACTGGTGGGCGACGATGATGACTACAAAGGTCTGGATGACTACGAGCGTGATAAGAACTTTATCATTCCCGGCACTGGCCTAAAACTGCCGGTTGCACCTGAGATTGGCTTCCTGTTCAAGGTTCTGCCAGAGCGCCTCTACCAAGCGATTGCCCGTGAAGGCACCGAGCGCCCAGTCGATGCCAAGACTTTCATGCGCAGTATGCGTGACGCTGCAATCAACGCGTATGGTGGCGTTAACCTAACCCCGCAATTGATTAAACCTGCGATTGAGGTGGCGACTAACTATTCGTTCTTCACCAACAATCCTATCGTCGGTATCAACATGGCGGGGAAAGAGACGTACTTGCAGTTCAACAACAGCACCTCGGAACTTGCCAAGCTATTCGGGCATATCGGCATCTCGCCCATGAAGGTAGACCACTTGCTGCGTGGGTATCTGGGCACCGTGGGTGGTGTGGCGTTGGATGTTACCGATGCTGTAGCTGACCCCAACCGCATGAACAAACCAATCAACAAGCTGCCGTTGATCAAGACCTTCATGTATGACGATACTGGGCGTGGTTATAAGACTGAGTTCTATCAGTTCCGTGAGGATGTAGACAAGGTGGTCAACTCGGTGAATACGTTCAAGCGGGAAGGCCGTGCTGAAGAATTGCAGGAGTACCTGACCGAAGACAAACTCAAGCTGTACTCGATGAAGGGTGTAGTAAACAAGATTGAGGAGCAGCTTGGGAATATGCGCAAGTACCGCAACATCATTGCGAATGATCCAGACCTGACCCCGGAAGAAAAACGGGAGAAGACGGATTCGATTCTTGCGCTAGAGCGTCAGTTGCTGACTAACTACAACATTCCGAAGCTGAAGCAAATAGCGGGGTATTAAAAAAAAGCCCCCGGTGCAAGGGGAGTAGCACTCGGGGGCAGTCTCAAGTTCCCTTGGAGAAAGCATTGAGTGCGCCAAGCATATCACGCCAATCTCCAGACCCGCAAGCCATATCGCCCCCGCTCCACAACACGCTTGCACACCACCTGCATCCGTAGCCGGTCAGCCTCTTTCTCCACAAACTCCTGCACCGGGCGGTAGTCCAGACAGGGGATGAAGAAAGAGGTTTCTGGGCGGAACGCCTTCCAATCAATCCAGATCGGGGTGGACAGAATCCGGAGCATTTAGCAGGATGTCTTCGTCAAAAAAGCCAAGCTTGGATGCGTCAAACACCAGCGCCTGTACGTTCTGCGCCGTGTTGGTCACTGTGCCTGCAAACATCCGCTTGCGCTTCATACCAAGGTAAGCGCCAGCTTTCTGATACGGCTCCAACGACCCTTCGTAGCTCATCGAATACTTGCTGCAATCCTCGCGGTAGGGGCGCACGGACACAAACAATAGCTTCGTATCAGGCTCATACCGTGCAGTCAACGGCCCACGTGGTTCGCGTATCGGTGCATGCTCCAACCCAGTCTTGTTATCTTTGCTACCGTTGATAACCAGAATCTCGTGGAAGTGACGTTGCAGGAACGCCCCGAGGAAGTCCTCGCTGTCGAACATAGACTCCTTGTTGATGCGGCGGCTGTTCTTAATCAGGTCTACCGCGCAGTCCATCACCGGCTTCATAGGGATGTCGTGCAACCCCAATCTACCTGCAATGATGCCTCCTGCAATACCAATCGCCATACCTGCTGACCAGAAGCGTTCGTTGCCTGTGATGCCAGCCGCCCGGTCAATCTTCTCGTTGACCTTGTTCAGGAACTCAATCGTCGCTGGCAAATCACTTTGGATGTGCTGAATAAATGGGGTAATAGCATGCCCGTAGTTATTCGTTAGTCTGCCGAAGTGACGCTTGGACTGAACTGCATCTAGCGAGGTATCCAAAGAAATGTTGGCCTCCAGTATGCGCAGCAGTTCCGGCTCGGGGAACGACTTAATTGATAGCAACGCATCACGAATGACTTTGTTGGATGACGACACCACCGGAAGTTGCCACGATGTGTTGTTGACCCGCTCGACGTTGGCTTTGGAAGACATACGTCCTTTGCCCTTACCAGAAGTGATGTCGTACACCAGATCGGACATCGGCTCCGGCTTCATGTTGGTCAACTCATCAATAGTTGCCGTTATGTTCTGTAAGCTACCAAACCGCTGTAGGCGGAAGTTGTGCGTATCCTTGTAGTTCATCATCAGAGCACTTGGACTGCCGTAGATGCTGTTGATCGCTTGCAGTATGGTGGACTTGCCGGTACCGCCTTCCTTACTAACTAGGTTTAATAGAAAGCCACTGAGCGCACCTTCCCCTACGAACTTCATTAACGGGCCACCCCAACCAAGGCACAGCGCCAGTGCACGTATCTCCATGCCGGGGTTACGATAATGGTTGATAACATCCTTCCATACGTGGAAGTCGCCACGTGTACCAAACGCGGGTACTAGTGGCAGCGTTGCTGCTGACGGTGGGCTGTATTCGATTGTGTCATGCCGGATTTCTTTCTCGCCAAGAATGAACGCGCTGTCATCCGACAACCAACCAAACTGCTTACGCGCAATCTCGGCTTTACCCATCGCTTGTAGTTCTTCCACCCAGCGAGTTGTATACAACATCATTGCCTCCTGTTTTTTGCCAATAATCGCCACACCATGCTTGGCAATCGTGCTCATGAATTTATCTTTGGAGATGACATCCTGTAATGGCATGATGAACTCACGCACACCATCCTTTGGGAGATGCAGACGTAACATTACGCACTCACCATCCTCGGGATCGTGCAGTCGCTTCACCACATAGAAATCGTGCGGGAAGATCAGCGTATCATCTTCGGTCTCTTCAGAGCCGTCTTTGTTCTTCTTGGGCATTCCTTGCAGGTAAATGCCACCTACATTCCCCCGAAAGAATGGGAATGGAAACTTAGGGATTGTGTACGTACGGACTTCCTGCGTGACTGGCTCAACGTCTTCAACAATTGGCGCTTCCGCATCTTCATCTGGATGGATAACTTCTCGTCCAATTTGTATAGGAGAGGTAACCTTGAGCGAACAGCCCTCACATAACGCTGGCGAAAGCTTTTTAAAGGTGTCACATGTGTACGGCCCTTTTGTTTGAGCAGCTTTCTTTTCAGTAGTTCGAGCATCGTATTCAGGGTGCTTGTTCGATAGAATATGGATCGCTTTTCCGGCATCAACACAGTGATGCGCAATCGATAGCCCGGCTCTCCATAAGGGTTCCTCCACCGTGTCCTGATTTTCGTAAATATGCGCAAGTTGTGCACAGCCTTCTCCCTGTACAGATTTAAGCAGAATGGTCTTGAACCGTGACTGATAGTTGCCTAGCAGTGCAAGTGTCGTGGGATCAATCTGCCGTTGGAACGGCTTCTCACCCGGAATGTGGAACTCGTTCGATACGAACTTGTCACGTAGAGCGTCCAAGCCCACACGTGTGCCAGCCATTAACAGCTTTACAGGCTGCGGATCATCCGGGTTCTTAAAGTTAAGCGTGTCTGGTATGCGCAGAATACGTGCAACGTCAGCGGTAACTGCTGGGTCAGCATGTAGATTCTGTGCAGTGCAAAGCGCCTTCAGCCCTTCGGCAAAGCCACGCCATTCGTTTTTCTCAAGCGCCTCTTCAAGCACCCAGTATGCATGCACCCCACGACCGGAGTTCACGATAGCGGTTGGCCTTGGCAGGCTGGTCTTCTTAACAAAATCCTTCAGCGCAGCAACGCCTTCAGATTGATCTGCGTACGGCTTACCAAGACCACAGTCGAGGTCAAGGAAAAAAGAATTGAGATGTGATGCGTTAGCGGTAGTCCGCCCGGAATCATCAGTAAACGAAGCGAGTGCAAAGTACGCGTCATAGCCTCTATGTACCAAGGCATCTGCGTAGCTATCGATCTCCTCTACCGACGATACGAATATTTGTTTTGGTTTTGCATCCTTCTTCAGTCCCACTACGCAATACTGCCCCGTAGCTGGTAGAACCAAAGACAGGAAGTCTGTCCTCGTAAGCATAGCCGCCCCAAGCCGTCTTTTAAAAATAGGTAGGCAGGGATAGTGACGGCAACTACCCTTTTCGGGTGCGCTCCCTAGCCTCCTAAACCTGTGTTATTTCCGCTTCTTCAACAGCGTCTCCACTACCTTGGCAACTTGTTCTTGGTACGCAGGCGGCACTTTCGTTAAGCCCTTGAACCAGTTGTAAATCGTGGCGCGGGTTACCCCGAAGTGCTCTGCCACGTCCTGTGCTGGTATATCGTTTTCTATGCACAGGTTGCCAAGCTGGACACCAAGCTTGTTGGTGTCCGCTGAATTAACGATTTTGACAAAGCGGGATGAGTACCCGTTACTCATCATCCCACTCAGCGAGGATTTTGCTTACGTCCTTTTTCTCAGCGGGAGCCTCCTCTTTCTTGCTCGTACGCTTCGTTGGCTCAGAAACGACTTGCGCCGCCTCACTTTCGCCAGCATCTGCGTCACTATCCGCTGCCACCGCCTGCGCTTTCTTTGCCGGGACAGGCTTTTCAAACTCTTCATCGTTAGATTGGTCACCATCCTTCACTCCATCCGTCTGTGCAACGGTCATCGTGATTGCGCTTACTGCTGATGGAGACTTGCCTTGCTCCAGTGCAGCTTGGAATTCGCTGGTCTCAAGGAAACGTACAGGCTTGAAAGTCAGCTTTGGTGTGGAACTATTGGTGTCGAAGCGCATTTCAGTTACGACCGACGTAATAGGCGCACCCTTACTTGCAATCATCTTTGCATATGTCTGCAAAGGCCACTTGCCATTCTCACCGGCACCGAAGATGGAAGTAGACGGCAGTGCAAGCTGGTACACGTCACCGCTAATGTCGTTCTCCAAGACAACTGCTAAACGCTGCTGGAAGCGGCAAGCACGGCTATCGCCCTGACCCGAGCCCTTGATGTTCTGTGGGCAGCTAGCGCACGACTTCGACTGAGGTGCTTTAGCTTTGGCATCTGGGGTTTCACCGTCTGCTGACCAGCAATCCGGGGCGCTGACTACGCCCTTCTTGTAAGTGCCTGCGTAGAAGATACGCGAAATTTTCTGTGCCGCTGCAACGATCACAACATTCATTGCACGGTCTTCGTTCTGCGCAACTTCCTTGCCATTGACCAGCATGCGCCAAACGCCGCCCTCGATGGAGATACGCTTGTTACCGCCGCCACTACCACCCATCAAGGCTTTGGTAGTTTCATCAAGTTCCGCTGTACGCAGGTGGCTGGGAAGATTTTGGTTGAATAGAGCTAGATCGCTCATTGCTTTCTCCTTATTTACGACGAACAACAACCGCGTAACGGCTGTCAACATTGAGACCCGGCGGACACTTGTCGGGATTCTCTTCCAAGAACGAAGCCATATTGTTCTGCGAGATGCGTTTCTCTATTAACTCTAAGGCTTCGTGTTTCTTCACGAACGAATGAAATGAGTGCCAATCATTCGTCCAATAGCGTTTGGCAACTCGACGGCTTACTGTACCAAACGGTGTTTTGAGGCTATCAGTGCCGACCATCTTGCAAGTCTCCAGAAGCTGGAACTCAATAGTATCCAGAGCCTCCTTGAGTTCGGCATCTTCTTTCTCGAACTTGTCAGCCAACGCTTTACGGGCATCGCGTATCTTGATGTACGTCTTAACCAGCTTGTCGGTTGGGATGACTTGTGACTTAGTTTCATCATCCATATTGATCTCCAAGGGTAACTACAACTACAGAATAGAATTATTCTTTGACACTGTCAAGGGGTTCTAATAAATTATTGTAGAGGTCTACAACGCGAGAGTGAATATCAATCTTTGCCTCCAACATGGCATACATACGCTTCTCTACAGGGGAGCCTTGCAGGTGCACGACAGTGCAGGGGTTACGCTGACCAGCGCGGTGGGTACGTGCATTAGCTTGCAGGTAGGTCTCCACGCTCATCACGGGCGACCAGTACACGATCACGTTGGCTGCGGTTAATGTTACACCGTGAGATGCCGCTTGTGGCTGGATTATCAAAACTTTTGGATCAGGTTCTGTTTGAAATCTGGCAAAGATTTCTGTGCGCTGCCGCACGGGCACGTCACCACTGATGATCTCGCAAGTGTATTTTGCCTTCCTTAGTTCTTCGTCAATTATCTGAATACTATGTTTATAAGGAACGAAGACGATGACCTTGTGGCTTGCCTCGTCGATAACTTCTTTCAATGCGGCAATACGATTCGATGCGTCAAAGGCAACGACCCCTCCACTATCCGAGTACACCGCGCCACATGAAAGCTGAAGTAATTTGTTCAGGTTCGCCGCAGCGTTGACCGTGCTGATCTCTTCACCTGCTGCCACCGTCACCATGTGCTTGCGTAACGCCTCGTAGTACTTCATCTGTTGCGGAGTCAGTGGTACGTCTCGAGTGGTATAGGTTACCTCTGGTAAGTCTAGGCATTCTTCTTTTGTGTATCTAATCGCGGGCTGAAGAACTTCATGCACTATCGACTCTGCCTGTGGGCGTGGTACGTATTTGAAGGTAGTAACTTTCTGCATCACCATGTCTCTGAACGACCCGAAGAATTTGGGCACCGACGATGGGTTAACGACCCGTGCAAGTCCGTATGCGTCCGTTGGAGACTGTGAAGCCGGGGTGCCTGTTAGCATCCAGACCCATGTACTGGGGGCCAGCGTCTGGTTGAGTACCTTCCAGCGTTTTGTGGATACCGTCTTGTAGGCGTTGGCTTCGTCCACCACGATCAGATCAAAGTCTTCTTCCTTGACTGCATCCTTGATGATGTCCAGCCCATCGAAGTTACAGATCACAAAGTCAGCATCTGACTGTACTGCGGCAATTCGTTTCTCTCGTGAGTGACTGTGCGCGATAGCAACTGTCCGGTGCATAGCAAATCGGAACAAGTCATCCTGCCAAGCGGACTGCATGATCGACAAAGGACACAGCACAAGAACTCTACGGATGAGACCTATCGACATTAGATAGTCTGCCGCCCAGATAACGCTGCCTGTCTTGCCGGTGCCTTGCTCGTTGAAACAGAATGCCCTGCGGTGCAGAGTCAGGAACGATGATGTTTCCTTCTGATGTTCGAACGGGCGGTGCATGCCGGGCCATTTGTAGTGCGACATGATTGGAGATGGCACGTTCTTGATACGCAAGTTCTTCAGCACCTGCGCTTCTTCCAGCCCCCACTTCACCAACACCTCGCCAGACTCCAGCACTTTGCTCTTTGGGATGACTTCCGTGATGCGGTTCGGGTTGCGAACTTTCAATAAGAGTGCTTTGTCTTCGATGATCTGCATGCTGTTTCTCCAAGGGGTTACAGGCTAAAGTGACATTTTCACAATAGCCTGCGGTGTTTCTATTAAGTTGTTGGTACTTATCGAGCCTAGAGCTCTCTCTGTGCCGGTGGTGCGTTCCGGCGCTCTCTATTTTCAACTTTCCCAACTGGGATGGAGACCAACCTTTCCGCAGGTTCCAGTCTACGGGGGCGGGGGTATTGCCCAGCCGATCTCCATGCCACTTGGTGCCGGTCTCTCCCGGCTGTCTTTACTTCTTTTTCTTCTCGCGCTTACTTGTTTCTGATAC